CCTGCGATCACCTGCATTAATTCGTTTATAAAACGTCGACGGAAAACACTTACCGGGGCCAATGTTGTACGGACAGAATGACGCGATCCCCGCTTTCTGGGGTTCACTCAATGGCACTCTGATGTTTTTCTCCACCCATGCCAGCGCCTTATCACGCTCAATGGCGTTAACCCGGTCGCATTTTTCCTTCGACAACTTCATGCCCGGAACGACAGGTTTGCCATCCACCAGGATGGCACCGCGGCAGATGGTCCAGATACCCGCGCCATCACGGTATGCCGTGGTGTGGTTACCTTCCTTTTCATCCAGAAACTGGTCGAGAATGTCAGGCGCAGGCGCACCAGCGGCAATCAGCGCCAGAACGGCAGCCGACAGGCCGTATCTGATTTTTGCGTTCATGGATATTTATCAGGATTTATCGGTTTCTGAGCCCTGGATATGTTTATCAGTTCCAGCCTGTTGCCTCAGGCTGCTAACAGGTCAATACAATCATGAGGATTATTTATGGACAATAACACCATTTCTCTACAGGAGTTGCTCGACAGCATTTCCAGGCTTCGGGAAGACGTGAATACCCTTACCGTCGCCTTCTCATATCTGGCATTCTCAATTCCAAGGGAACAGATGCAATCAACGCTGGCATCAATCCAGTTTGAATCATGCAATCCCAAATGGTCTCAGGAACAACAAGACTCTTTCAGGCGGCTTGCTGTATTACTGGATGAAAAATATGCTGGTAAAATTACCATTTCGGCGGACTCTTCAGAGAACCCGTAATTATTCCCGGTAGTTTTCCTCTGTAGGTTATCAACACATCCTGCGCCTCTAAAATTACGGGGCGCTTTTCCGGCGACTGCTCATCCCCTTCACATAACCCGGCAGCAACATCCAGGAAGACCTGTCTGATGCTCCTTCTGGCTGCTGCCTCATAAAACTCCAGCGCGGCACCTTCAACACGGTCCAGCGAGATGTCCAGGTCAAAAATTTCACCGTCAAAGCGTTTTTTGTCCCGTAACGCTAAAGTTACCGTAACTTTATTCTCAAAATTGCGGATCCCTTTCACAATCAGTTCATAGTTTTGAGTCATTGAATTACTCTCCCCGTGCAGCCTTACGACGGTCCTCTCTGATTTTGAAATACAGGTTAGTCAGATATGTCAGCAGCCCAAACAGCAGACTCCCCAGCACGCCTATTGCCGCCCACTGAGACGGGGAAACCCTGTCCAGCAACTGCAGGAACCAGTAGCCCGTTCCCACCGCTGACGTGGTGTATGACACACCTGTTGTGATTTTTTCCATCTGGTACATACCCCGTCTCCCGTTATCCGGAAGCTGACAACAATAAAAAAAGCCACCAGTTAAGTACTGATGGCTCTGATAACTCATGCAGGCATCTCAGACGACCCACTGACACTACCGGTGAGTTTAACGATACCTTCCATTTGACTGGCTCACTTTTTATGATGATGCTGGTGCATTTATCTCCAGCACCAGACTTTCTATCTCAACGCCATACGCTGCATTTTTGGTAATATCCGTCAGCGTCANCGCATTCAGTCCCAGTGTCAGACTGTCTTTTATGACCTGGAATGCCGGGCCAGCCACTCCATTCAGTTTCGGAGTAACCGTGGCACTGCCGGCGGTGAACACCAGCTCCAGCGTCTGCCAGTCGTTACTGTAATTCCCGAACTCGCCCAACTTTGTGTTTCCGGCTTTCTTGTGATGCATCAGATTCAGTTTGCCGTCTGTGGTCTGGGTGAAGAACGACATCAGGAACGGGTTACCAGTCCCGGTCATCGCCACGACGTCAGGTAACGCTACATCGGTATACAGATAAATTCCCAGACCGAACTGGTTGTTGGTCAGTGCGCCTGACAGTCGAAACTTACAGCTCAGTCTGCCACCCCGTGTCAGCAGGGAGACTGCGTCATCCACCGGATGCATCAGGGACCAGGTTTTATTGCTCTGCTTGGTGATCTTAAATACACCCTCTGACAACTGAATTCCGCCATTCTTAATGCTCCAGCCCTGCTCAGCAGCATCTCCGGCTGTCGGCAACAGGGAGATTGTGCGTACGGATGCATCTTCAGGCGGCCCCGATGGCGTGTCGCCGCCGGGCGAGGGTTTGATTTCCGGTGCCTTACCACTGATGAAGGCTGAGGTGCGCCCGGCTGCGTTCAGAATAGCGGTTGCCATACGATCCGGAATAATGCTCCTGCGCGCCCATGAACTGAAATGTGTCGGGCGGTTTGATGATACCTGGTTTCCATTCGTTCTCGATGCCGCACCGTAATATCCTGATGCCGGAATATCCGGATCTTCTGCCGGCGCGTTAGTGGCGGTATTGACGCCGTTACCGTCTGTCATGAAGGGCACAAAATAAACGCCCTCACTCTCCCTGTTTTTGTACGCCCCGTAAATGGTGTTGTACTGCGTGCCGTAGGTGTTTTTCCAGTAATACGTCGTGTCACCACAAATCCACGGCACATTTACAGCACTGCCACCATGACACTGCGCGTTAAACACAGTGAGGTCAGCACGAAACTGCTTCAGCATGGCTGTAAACAGCGCAGGTTGCTGTGCGTAGGTGGCGGCGCTCATGTCAAACTCTCCCTGCATCCAGCACACCGCCAGCAACACATTTTTCGGGTTCTTCTGTAATGCAGCTTTAGTGCGCGCAATCAGGTCCTGATATAACGGTTTACCCACACCCCAGCGCGCCGAATCCTGGCTGGCCCCCGCGTCCGCACTGAATGTCCCCTCCGCGCCCTGGGTGAATGCCGAACCACCACGAGAGCATGGTACCAGCAGGATCCCCGCGTTATTCGGGATATACGGAAGCAGTTTTTTGGCAATATGTAAGCCCTGGCCGACACAGCCGTACTGCCCTTTGCTCAGGTCTGCCTTCGGATGATTCAGCGTACTCATATCCTGCACATCATGCAGGCAGTGGTCGGCCGGAATAATATCGTTATATCTGCAGGCAGCCCCACCCGGCGTCACTGTACTGCGGCGCGCCAGCTGTTTAATGCGCGGATCCGGAGCATCGTATGAATCCGGCAGCGGAAGCCCTTCACCGTAAGCCATGGCATTGGACTGCCCGGCCAGTACGATGACGTAGTACCACTCCGGCTCAGTTGCACCACTGACGACCACATCACCTTCTGCTGCAATCGCCTGCATCAGGGTATAAGGGGTTATGGCCACCGGACTACCAAACGGCTGCCAGCCCTCTTTCAGTTTATGTGTCAGCTTTTCCGCAAGATCTGACGGCGACGCCGCCCTGACAACATCATAGTGTTTAAATGCCATGAATCCTCCCGGCCGGGATAATATTGTGAGTAAAATGAGGAGCGGGCTGAAGTCCGGAAGTTACAGGACAATGGCAGAAGAGAGACAACAGCCCGCAATACGAAAAAGGCCGCGCTATTGCGCAGAGTGATTACTGTCGGATATTATTCGCCAGCTGAAATATTACTTCACGTTTTATTGTTTATTCCTTGCCGCCCGCGTCTCCCAGCGCGGGCTTTTTTTGCCCACAAGAAAACCCCTCCGGAGAGGGGCTAAAGCCGCGTATCTGTATCATCATGCACATGGTGCCGGGTGCCTCCCGGTGAGTTCAGCCCGGTGCCACTAAACCCGCGTCATTCTCGTTTTGATAATCAGAGATTATACCGTCACCAGTCGCCCCTCCGCTCAGGGGGATTCACCATGCGAAATTTTTTTAACAAATGCCCAGTCTGACAGGCAACTGTCAACTTACTGAATTGTGAGCAACATAGCATTTAACGGGGAACCTGTTTTCTGCAGTAAAAAGGCCCACCGGAGCGGATGGGCCTGGAAGGATAGCGGTCATGTGATGCCGGTTTCCCGGTAACTCAGCACCGGTATCTGAGTCAACGTTTTCTCTACTGGGTCATTTCCGATACGCCCTGCCTGCTGACAGGCTTTCATCACATCTGAAAATATAGCACCCTGACTGATACTGTAGTACCTAAGGTTCCAGAAACTGTGATGTATCCGGCACAGAAAAGCCCCTCCGGAGAGGGGCTGGAGAGTGGCGCTATGTGCCATTGCATGGTGCCGGGTGCCTCCCGGTGAATTCAGTACCAGCACCTGAATCCGCGATTATCCCATATACCTACTCGCTGATTGCCCCTCCGCACAGGGGGATTCACCATGCCAGTTTCTTTTAACAAACTCCCCGCAAACCAGACAACAGTCAACCGTCTGAATTGTGAGACATTTAAAAAAAAAAGGCCCGCAAAAGCGAGCCAGGGAAAATAAGTGTGGCGCGTTGTACTGGATTCGAACCAGTGACCGATTGCTTAGAAGGCAATTGCTCTGTCCGGCTGAGCTAACAACGCATGATGCAGATAATGGACCGCCATCGGGGACTTGAACCCCGCGCAGCCAGCTTCGAAGGCTGGCGCTCTTTCCTGATGAGCTAATGGCGGTATGTGATGGTGGCCCTTGCTGGATTTGAACCAGCGACCTGGCGATTATGAGTCGCTCGCTCTCACCACTGAGCTAAAGGGCCGGAAGCAGAATAATAATGGTGCGTAATTAATTCTGCAATCTCATCCGTTTCAAACGATTAAATCCTGAACTTCCCTGACTGTCTGCTCAAAACGTCCGGTCTCCAGTTCAACGCCAATCGCACGACGCCCGAGCGCCAGTGCCGCTTTTACCGTTGAACCTGAGCCCATAAAAAAANTCTGCAACCTGGTCTCCCGGACGACTGCTCGCGTTGATTATCTGCTGCAACATTTCTGCCGGTTTTTCGCACGGATGTTTCCCTGGATAGTACTGCACCGGTTTATACGTCCACACATCCGTGTACGGCACCTGCGCCGTCACGCCAAAATACCGCCGCAGTCGGCATTCACAACCACCAGCGCATTTAACGTTCAGGCACAAAAAAACCNGCTCATCGGCGGGTTTAAGCTGTGTGGCGTAGTAACCACTCTTAACATACTGACATACTTTTTGCGGACCGCGCTAATCATTTTTTACTTTTTTGGGCAGCCAGTCGTCCATCTCCAGCCTTACACCCAGCATCGACAGACATCCGTCAATAAATCCTTCAGCAATCTGCATCTCAATTCGTATTGCCTTTTCGCTCTTCTTTTTTGTTCTGGCAATCTGCCTTTTTGATATGCGCAGCAGATAATGAGCTACCAGCAGCGAATACTCGTCCGGTTTTTTCTTCTTCAGGCGCGTAAGGCAGTTTTCGATGATAAGGCCGTCATCATCGCTGCAGGCCGGGCGAGGTTTAGCGGTGGATGGTAAAAGGCCTTTAAATCCAGCAGCTATCGGAGAATAGTCCACCCCGGCGTTACCACTTGCCGCCCATGCCCCCCAGCGTTCGAGAACCATCTGAATATCACGCATCAACTTTCTCCACAAAATCAGGACAGCACACCAATCGCCAGCGCGCGATCGATAAAACGAAATATCAGCTCCAGTTGGGAACCATACTTATCTTCAAATGCCACGGTATCCGCATGCAGTTTGTCATGGTGTTTTCTGCACAAAGGCAACACAAAGAGATCATGCGCTTTTGTACCCATACCACCCTGACCGTGGCCTATCAGGTGGTGGGGATCATCAGCAGGCTTTCCACAACATGCACACGGCTGTGTCTTAACCCAGCGCGTGTACTTTTCATTAACCCAGCGGCGACGTTTTGGGCGTAACATAAAAGACTCCGGCGACTCCGGATCCACTTTCAGCGCCAGCACCTTTTTCGCCTTATCCTGGATGATGCTGGTGGCAGGAACCGAAGGCACAAGGTCACTTTCCCGGGTGACAGACGGCACAACAGGCTTCGGTAATCTCAGTGCCTTACGGGCTGCACTTTCCGGTAAGGCATCCGCCAGGTCATTACGAATCAGCCACCAGCACAGTTCCGGCATTGTCACAACGTGACTGTCATCAAAACCGAGATCCCGACGCACAACAGACAACACCCAGCGGNCACAGTTATCCGTTGCCATTGATTCCAGCCGTTCCGTGAACTGGTCACGGAGAAGATTGTCACAGTGCCAGCACAGACGGATTGCGCCTGACGCGTGCCGCATTGTGGTCATGTTCTCGCTGTGCCAGTCGGAATGAGGCCACTGACAGCCCTTTTCACGAAGTAACCAGCTCTCAAGGCATTCCACGCCACCAGCACGACGGATCACCGCCTCATGGCGGAACACGGCCCGAACGGCAGGATCATCCGCCAGCGGTTGTGATGCTGCCGGAACGGCACCACTGGCAAAAGATGAATAACGTTCCGGCTCAGGCTCCAGCAGGACACGCCCCTGCATAAACAGAGGCATCAGCTCTGAACCGGGTCTGAACAAGACGATCCCCATACGCGGGGCAATTTCAGGGGTCAGCAGTGCTCTCACGGTCACCTCAGCAAACGATATTGAATGCATACAGAGAAAAAAACTCAGTCATCACGCAGTAAACTCCTTCACCAGTATTTCAAACTGGCTTACCTGTCCTTCCAGTTCCGCCACGCAATCCACCAGCTCATCCACCGCCTTTTGTGTGCGGTGTTTTGCCTGCAGCAGATCACGAAGCGCCGGAGTAAGCTGCTTGCGGAGCGTATCTTTTTTCACGCTCGTTTTTTCCATCTGTTCAGCACAACGAAGCATCTCCTGCGCCTGCCGACGAAGTTGTTCCGGTGAAACAGTGATTGTTCTGTTGTTCAAAATAAACGCTCCGTTTTACTGCCCGACATGCGGTTATTGCTGTATCTGCGCGGATTGCCCGGCGTCATGGGTGTGGAAAGAACCCGGGCACTCTCCTGGTCCACAGGCAGAAAATGTCCGTTATGAAAACGCCGGTAAATGGTCCCGAGTGTGCCATTACGCTGTTTCGTGATGTTGATTTCTGCTATGCCTCTGGCCTGTGTATCCGGGTTATACACCTCATCCCTGTAAAGCATCAGAATGATGTCGGCATCAGCCTCGATTTCCCCGGAGTTTTTCAGGTCTGAGTTCATGGGACGTTTATTGGGTCTGGATTCCACGCCTCGGGAGAGCTGGCTCAGAGCAATCAGCGGGAAACCGCCGGATTTTGCCAGGCTTTTAAGTCCCTTTGAGATTTCCCCCACAGCAAGGTCGTGACGCCCCGTGCTGCGGGTTTTAATCAGACCGAGGTAATCGACCACCACCAGCGCCGTTTCCGGGTGTTTCATCCGGTGGTGCTTCGTGGTTGCACATATCTCATCAATGGTCAGGTTTGCCTGATCCACCATCCAGATATTACGCCCCGTCATTCGTCCCACGCCCTGCGAGAAACGCGCCCAGTCTTCATCTTCAAAACTGGCAACAGACTTAAGACGGGATACCGGCATTCCACCGGCAGCAGACACCATACGTTCACCAATCTGGATGTTCGCCATCTCCATGGTGAACAGAAGCACGCCATGCCCCTGCTCAGTCACCTTGTCGATGATGTCCAGCGCAAGTTCGGTTTTCCCCATCGAAGGACGGGCGGCAATGAATACCAGGTCTCCGGGCTCCATACCGCCCGTTTTTGCGTCCAGTTCATCAATACCGGTCATCAGCGCCCTGGATTTCTCCAGTCCCTGATTGCGGCATTCAACACGGTCGACCACTTCCGGAAGGACATCATCAATGTGAACCGGCTGAATGACGCCCTTTCCGGTCGACAGTGAGGCCATCATGTTCTGCACATCCTTCAGGGCATCCTCGGCTGCTTCACAGGTATACGCATCACGTAAATTCTGTAATGCTTCAGTCAGTGTTTTTTCTGCATCGCGCAGTGCGGCATTGCGCCGCAACGCTGCGACATAGTGCTCCAGTGAAGACTTCACCCAGGTTTTGCGTCCGGTGTCGGTAATCACCGGGGCAAGTTCCGGCATCTCATTGCACAGCAGTACGGGGTCAATGACGCCGGATATGCGAGCCTGTCTGCAAATCCCCGCGTAAATATCCCGGTACTGACGCACAAAAAANTACATCTGCCGGAAGTGTGGCCAGAATATCCATCACTTCCGGATCGGCCCCACGCAGAAAAAACGCACCGATGACAGCGCCTTCCAGGTCATCGTTACGCCATGCCGGGGTGTTCTGGCTGGTCATGCGGCAACACCTCCGATACGAGAACGGTAGCTGGGCCAGTTAAACGACAACCAGTTGCGCCCGCCATCGGTGATTCTGTCGGCAATCCGGGGACTGATGAACGCCCACAATTCTTCCGGTGAAAGGTTGCTGATCAGGATAGTTGGCAAAATACCCTCATACCGGGCATTGATAATTTCCTGCAAAATGGCCATTTCAGCCGCACTGCCAAACTGAACGCCGACTTCGTCGACAATCAGCAAATCCAGTGACGCATAATGCTCAATGACGTCATCCGCTGTTTTTTCACTGTCATTCCGCCAGCAGTTTTTCACAGCCCGGGTAAGGCGCATCACGTCGGTGATCTCCACACTGGCCAGATAGTTACGGATGATGTGTTTTGCCATTGATACCGCCAGATGATTTTTCCCGGTACCGCAACTGCCGGTCATAACAAGACTGGTACCGTTCTCCAGCATATCTGGCCAGTTCTCCGCATAGCGGCGACAGGCCGCAAGATTTCTGGCTGCGTCAGGATTAACCTCCAGATAATTATCAAACTCGCAGTCCCGAAAACGCAGAGCAATTCCGGCGTTATCAGTCAGTTCTTCCGCCTTGAGGGACGACAGTTCCATGGTCAAATCACTGGCCTCAGCGATCAAGCAGTCAGGGCAGCATGAAATTTTTTCTCTGTCCTCGCCATTACGATCGATCCACACCAGTATATGCGTACGATATTTACCGTGTTTTTCGCAATATCCGCGACCTTCACGCATCAGGCAGGAACGATAAGGCCATGGCTTTTCGCCCTTCTGAGCAAATGCAATCTCTGCCCGTAACTCATCCATTCGCGCCTGTAGTCTTGTTTGTTTCTCACGTTGGTCAATCGTCATCATCGCTGTCACCTCAGAATGTCAATTTGTTACTGGATTTACCGAATTTGTCAGACATGGCTCCCAGGCCAGCCAGGACATCGACCTGTCGCTGTCGCCCACCTCCGTGAGCGGCTGGCTGTTGCCAGTAATCTTCGAAGTGACGATCGGGTCCAAAGAACGTCGCAGCCTGCTTCACGAACTGTGTGCCGGTATTTCCTGTAGCACGTACCCAGGCGGCATACCGCTTCACGCCATCAAGCATGGTCTCCGGTTTTATTCCCTCCCTGATACGGGCTTTCCAGGCTTTGAAGGCTGCTGACTTGGAATTGCCACCAGCACGTTTGGGATATTCCTGCCAGGCCTGTTCAAATTCCGGTGAATATTCCTGTCGGGCAGAACGCGCAGACGCGTCAGCGGATGCATCAATAGTGTTTTTAGTCTCCGTTGTAATCTCTGTAGTAATCTCTGTATTTGTATCAACATTCGGCGTATCCCCTGTTCCGTTATGACGTCGGGGGNTGTTCCGTTTTAACGTAATAGCTGTATCGCTGATTGCATTATTGCTGTTACTTTCTGGCGAAACAGAAGAAGGTGTGGTGATGGCCGCAATTGCCTGTGGGTTGATCCCGACAAACAAAATATTGCTGCATTTCACCCCATCGAGCATTTCCACCGTGCGTAAATCCAGAGTAATAAACCCTGCATCGCGCAGACGCTTCAGCGCATCTGCGGTTTCCCTTTTCCCGAAACCAAACTGCTCAGCAAACGCCTGGTAGCTTCTTTGCAGTTTGTCGCCCTGAAAACGCTTGCGATATCCCAGCAACGCTCCGGTGTGCTCATCCCTGACCTCTGTCGGGCGGTACCAGTAAACGATCTCTGAAAGCAGAGCGATAGCCGTCGCATCCGGACGCCCACTGGGTAGTCGAATATATTTCCACCAGTTCGCAGGTGTAACATTGCCGGAAATATTAATTTGACCAATAGCCATAACTTCCGGTGTGGGGGCGTAACGGCTCATACAACCTCCTTCCGCGGCATGAGAATTGTGTAGCCACGCGCAGGTTGTAGTCTGGCTTTTGCATCAATAGTAAGCGTTGCAATTTTTCGGATATGAAGATAACCAGCTCTTTCCAGTGCCAGGGTTTCCCTGAATATCGCTTGCTTAGAACAACAGCAGAAATCAGCAAGCACCTGATGATCAATAACTCTCTCGCCTTCACCGTCTGAAGAACCCGACATCAAAACACGCAACATAATCAGGCGCTGAATCGGGTTATCGAAAGCACATCCGCACACAAACTGAAAACAGTTCACGCCACACCTCCCAGACGCTTAAACATTTTTCCAGACAGAAATACCGCCAGAGGGTAACTGATGGTGTAGCTACGCCCCTGTAGTTCGCACACGACTTTCTGGCTTTCAGCGTTGACTAGGCAAACCCGCAGAACGTGACCGTTGCTGGTGGCGAACCACTGCCCCACACGGGGGCAACGGTTGTATCGGTGATACAGGGAATTAACGATGTGGCGGATCATGGACGCACCTCCGCCGTAGTTACGTATTTAACCGGGCTACCTTTCATTGAGATGGTTTCACACATCTCTGCCGCTTTCAGTTCCGCTGTTTTTCTGGATTTATAGCGACGGTGCCAGACAGATACATCCGTGCGAACTGATACATCGTTTCTGTATTCCGTAGTGGAGATGATGATTTCGTAACTAATCATGGGCGAACCTCCTTGTCAGAACCATTCAGCCTGGAATCAACAAGTGCAGCGCCAAAAACAGCATCACCAACACGGTCGTACAGTTTGCTAGCCAGCGGAGATTCAACGGCCTTAAGCATTGGATAAAGCTGGCTTGTCCAGATTTGATGGATTTCACGCAAATGCAGGTATACGCCTCTGGCGTTTCGTGCGACAGCTGACATATCAGACGCATCGGCACCTGATAAACTCTTCTCCATCAGGTTAAAGGCGTTGATGTATGCCTCTTTGAACCGGGCAGCACGTTTACCAGTGAAGCCCATGGCAAGAAACGCAAAACCGTCGCGGGTGATTTGGTAACAAGGGAGCTTGCGTGTACCACCGTTCGGTTGATTTACCGAAATCGATGTCTCCGCAAAATTGCGGGCACAAAACTCAGGGGAACAATCCAGAGTGCGGATCTTTTTCAGCACATCGTCATGACGCTTGGAGAAGAAGTTGGCAACAGCCAAAGAAGTGGTAACGGCCTGGCCGTTGTCAATGGTGATTTCAGGTTGAGTGAGGGCTGGGATCGTAGCCATGATGGCAGCCTCCGTTGACAGTGAAAAACTTCCACCACCGGAAACGCCAATTTCACTGGTGGTGAACTGGACGGGGTTGGCGTAACCGGCGTCAACGGAGACCGGCGCACCTTTCGGTGCCCCCGCCCAGCCCACCATAATCTGGATGTGAGCAAATGCGGACGATAAAAAAGACGCTGGCGCGTCATACATCGCCGTTGACAATTTCAGGACGCCAATCCCGGCACCCGCTTTATAAGGTGCGGAGACAGTGTAACGTCCCGAAATTGCAGAATCAATATTTGGTCTTGAAATGATCATATAGCTGCTGATATCTTTAGAACTGTTCTTGGATGTTTCGGAGCCGTTTTATGCGAAACAGCTCCCCGTTATTGATGTTGAGTGAGCCGGGTTACTCCCGGCTTTTTTTCATCGCTGCCAACCAATAACCTGAAATAACCCCATTTTCGGGTGATACCAGCGAGTCCCTCGCGGTTCTGCTTCCTCCATAACCCGATAAAAAGCAGCCATAAACGGTTCCACAGCAACAATTGCGCGACGTGACAACAATCCGTCCGGCGTCATGAACTCATGTGTGTCTGTAGGAATTTGATAGGCGTTCACCAGATTGCGGCATTTATCATCTGACAAACCGGTTTTTGCTTTCAGTTGGCGATATCCGGCATAGCCCTCACGAATAGTGCCCTTTTTAATTTGCTCGACTGTTTCAGCAACGTGGCTGACTTTTTCTTCCACCTGAGTGATCCGTTTCTGTTGGCGAACGGCTTCAAGAGCCATCGCGGCAACCATTTCGATTTCGCTCATTGGCTTACGGATCTGTTCTTCCAGTTCGCGCCAGCGATCTACCAGGCGAGCTGTGAATTCAGGACAGAGCTGTGCGACGACAATGATGCTGTCGCGCTTACCTCGTTCACCTTCGAATACATACGCGCTAGAAAATCGGCGAGGCCCAAGTGATTGTTTATTCTCAATTTCCACAGTCTGTGGAAATTGGATGATTCCCTTTTTAGCCAGTGTTTCAATAGTTCTCTTAACACTATCTGGTCGGCTTCCCACCAGCTCTGCGATCTCAACGCTGGTCATGGATGCTTTGCCGTTAAAAATTGCGGTGTTCATTGTTGGTCTCCTGTGGGCTTGTCATCTTCTGTATTCGCTAGACTTGGGTGTGTATATGGAATGCTCGGATCCAGATGACAAAGAATGGCAACATCCTCCGGAACACCTCGCGTTTTCCACTTTCCAACACCTTGACTGCCACGAGGCCTTCCTTTCTTTGGGAACCTGCGACCAATAGCGGCATTGGTTTTAAATTGAATTTTTAATATTTCATAAAGGGTCATTCTTTAGTCTCACACCAGATACTTTGTTATCCAATGATGTTAACCACGGGAATCCAAAGTATCAAGAAATTCTGTTACTTTAGTATCAACAGCCATGAGAGGAGAAGAAAAATGAAGTCTTTAGGTGAACGTCTCATCAACGCACGGCAAAAAGCTGGGTTAACACAAGATGCGTTGGCTAAAAAAGCTGGGATCACCAGAGTTGCAATCAGTAAAGCCGAGCAAGGCCTTACAAAAAGTTTCAACGGTGACACCCTTTTTAAAGTTGCAGCTGCACTGCGGTGTTCACCGCAGTGGCTTCAGAACGGAGATGAAAAAGATAAGCATTGGGAAAATAATGTTAAGAGCTGCCCACAGAGAGACACAGCACACTCTTACCCTGTAATTAACTGGGTTCAGGCAGGATTATTCGCAACTTCTGGTGATGACTACAACATGTATGATCAGGATAATTGGAGGCATTCTGTAAAATACGCTGGTGAGAGGGGGTTCTGGCTGGAAGTGCACGGAGACTCAATGACTTCGCCCGTAGGAATAACATTTCCTGAAGGAATGTCGATCCTTGTCAACCCAGATAAAGAAGTTTTTTCAGGGTGTTACGTCATCGCCAGAAAAAAATCTACCAATGAAGCAACATTCAAAAAATATATTTCTGACATGGGAAAGGCGTTTCTAAAGCCCCTTAATCCACAATATCCAATCATAGAAATGGACAATGATTGCGAAATAGTAGGTGTTGTGGTTGATGCCAGGTGGGATATTTTCTGACCAGACACAAAACACAAAAAGAAACCAAAGTATCAAAAATCACTTGCCACACCTTGATACCTTAGTTACCATAAAACAAAGTTCGTAACTGAGGTATCATCTCATGATCAATAAAGCTACAACTCTTGACTGTCTCGAAGAACTGAAAAACCTCGGCAGCCTCATTACACTAATAGCAAAAGCAACACCTGATGCTACGCTCTCTAGCGATATAGAGTCATGCGCAGGACTGGCATGGGATATGACAAATAGCATATCCAGAAAGCTATCGTCAGCAATGCTTTTACAGAACAAAAATTCTGCAATCAACAACCGTCTTCGCACCCAACGCGAAGCCTGCGGCTTAACAACCGCCGAACTCGCCAGGCTGCTCGATCTCGATGAAGAAATTATCATCCAGTGGGAGAGCGGAGAGTATGAACCAACTATCAGTATGCTTATCCCACTGGCAAATATTCTTGGCTGCGATCCGATGTGGCTGTTAACTGGTGAGGTTACTCCTCCGGAGCAACCAAAAAGTGAGGAGCAGCAACACCATGACGCATCTCAACAAGTTTGCCCCTTATCTCGCGAAGCTCTTCTACGGAAGAACCAATACCAATGGTGACATAATCGCCGCTTCGCCCTTCAAGGTACATGCGAACATTTTTATCAATCATTGCGGAAACAGTCTCAATATGAAAACACTTCTGAGACTCGCTATATAGCAGAACATATAAGTCAGCTGAGGAAGCCATGAAAAAGTTCGAAAACATAACTGTTCTCCATGTTGATGACTTTGATTATACAAACCCGGAACTTCTCCCGGAGGTTGTAAAGGCAATAGATGTTGCCGATATAGTGATTAGAGAAAAGAGAATTGTCAAAAACAGGCTCGCATGCACTTCAGGAGCAATGACAGAAACAACCTCACAGCAAGATAATTACGAAGGCATTTGCCTGGAGCCTGATTCATTTGCAATAAATGTTTATCATTTATTGCATGCAACACAGGTATTACATATGTCCAGTAATCACGAAACGAAAACACTCGGCAGCGAAATTCTGAGTTTTGCATGTGAGTATACAAAAGCTGCTGCCGAAAAAGAATTAGCGCAATAACAACAAATATGCCCTGAACGTTTATTGCGGTTTTATCGCCGGGGATTGTTACAACCTTAATCCACAGGAGGCTTTATTGTGACTTTTATAAAGAATATGGCATCACACAAGACCGCCTGCCTTATTGCACAATACGGTGAAAATTACATGCATATTGCCTGCTTATTTCTGCGTAAAGCATACGGGAGATAATAATGCATCAGAAAACAGCAGAACACGAACAAACCAGAGTATTGCTGACCATCAAAAACGGGAAAGTAATATTCATTCGCCATGTTCATGACGATGAACTTGTAGGAACTCTTTCAACATTCCTGTTTATTGCAGAAAAGGCAGGATATGACGTTATTGCACCAGCAGATGAAGATGAAGATGAGGAATAAATATCATGCAATACGATGAATTCCAGGCTGAAGCAACAGCCAATGGTATACGAACTGGCAGTATGACGATTGATTATCACGACGCTATACGTCGTCTGGATGCCGGAGAATTCGATACTCCTAATGTGCGAGGTTTACGTATCCTTCAGTGTCTGGCGCAAGCCGACGAAGCAGGATTACTGGGTAAACTTCCGGTTGAGATGAAGGTTGCTCAGTGGCGATGGTTGTATGTGACGACATTCATCAACGAAGAAGAAGACAAGAACGGCACAATTGATATCCTGAATGAACACGGAACAACTGAACACGCCGTGGTATATAACGGGATGTATGGGTTTATGACGATATATCCCGGCCCCATTCGATTTGCCTTACAACAGTATATTGAATGGAATTTAATTCAAAAATACGGCGAAGCTGAAGGAATGGGAAGAGCGCTGTTTCTTTATCAGAAAATGCTCACTACTTCCCCTGATAAAGGTTTCATTCTTTCAGATATGGGTCGAGAAGGGCTTGAAATCCTTCTGGATGAAATTATTAACGAAATGAATACTCATGGCATGCAATCCGAAACAGATATTAAGTAAAAGGGACCACATGACCGTTATCGAGTATATCCAGGAAAATCCAGATTGCAGTAGAGAAGATATATCCCTCGCACTTGGAAGAAGCGCAACTTCTATCAGTAATGAATTATCACGGTTATTGTGGAATGGGTTAATAGTACGAACTGGAGAAAAAAACAAAATGATTCTGTACTGCGTAAACAATCTGCCGTTTGGATACAGCAATCCCCTAAGTGTTATGTTCAACCAGTTACTTAAACAGGTAAGAAATGGCAACTGACTCACAACTAACCATAGAAACGGCCCTGAATGTCGGCCTGGCGCTCCTTGGTTATTTTTACATCGTGTTCTGCAGCGGACGGTGGCTGTCGCTGTTGTTCCTGAAAAAATGGAATAAACGCCGTAAGCAGGATGAACGCCAGAAGGCATTAGAAGCGTTCTATGACGCATTTGAGCTTAGCCGCATTGAACCAGGTACAACAGCCAGGATAGCGACAAAAGGCGACCTGATGATAGTGATGTTCCGACAGAGAGCAGAGAAAGGGGAATCAGCATGAAATTTTCCAAATTTTCTGAGTTGGTGAATCGTATTTTGTCCAACAACCACAGCCATCGTCGCGATATGGATGTAACGATCGTTGTTCATTCGCCTGGCAGCATTGGTTCAACACCCTCAGTTGAAGTTCAGTCAATTCACGCTGGTTTTGATTGGGATTCCGGGAAAGTGCTGATTTTCCCAGCACAGCCACTGACCACTCTAACACCAGAACAGATTACTGATATTACTGATAGTGTGCGCAAAGGTCAGTCCTGGCACGCATATCAGGAATACAAGAAGCATAAAGAGCAGTTGGAAAAATTATCGATTGAACTTGATGCCGCAAAACAGCGCATTGCAGAGCTGGAGGGTAATTTCACGGCGCTGGCAGCGGAGAATGCGGGAATAAAGTCTGCAATTCCAGAATCACGGGATATTGAAGATGACAATGACAATATGGATGACGTATCTCTCGCGGAAGACTTCGGGTTCAATCATGCAATAGAACGGATGAGGAGACAGATACCTGAAACGCCAACCACTGATGCTTTCCTGGCTGAAGTCCGGGCGCAGGGGGTGGATGCTGCTATAGAAGCTGCAAAAAATCTGGTGGCCCAAGAATATGAGTATAAGGATTTCAAAGCGGCGCAGAGTGATTGCTGTATGTACCCTGGTTCAGACCTGGTAGGGAAGGTTGAAATGACTGAGTGGTTAGTTGACTTTGCTGCCCAGCTTCGCAAAGGAGGCAACCAGTGAGCGAAATTAATTACCAGGCACTGCGTGAGGTGGCGGAACGTGCAATTCCAGCAATGGAACGCCTGTTAATGTTGCCAGCTGATGATGACTTGTTAAGTGAACAGGAACTTAAAGATTACGGTGTGGATATTGATGCGCTCAACGCCTTCAAATTTCTGACCGGACCAGAAACCGTGCTGGCACTGCTGGATGAACGGGAAAGAAACCTGCAATACATCAAAAGCCGCGATCAGGAGAACGAGGATATTGCGCTAACGGTAGGGAAGCTGCGCGTTGAGCTTGAAGCAGAAAAACAGCGGGCAAAAGTTCTATTTATGGAAAATGCTCGGCTTAAGTCAGGCATAGCCGGTCTGATACACCTCGGTATTCGATATGCAGATGTTGAGGTCATGAAAATTGCTGGAGATGCCCAGCTTTCTACCCNATGCACTGACAGCATCATAAACAGCATTGCAACAGGCATTCGCATCAAAGGAGAGTGATATGGCGTTAACACACCACGAACTCTGTCAGATTGCGTACAAGTTCCTTAAGCGCAACGGGTTCAAGGTTTGCTTTCATGACCGCTTTGTTGCTGTAACCAGTACCGGAGAACAGCCAGATGCTATGGGATTCAGAAATTCAGCATCATGCCTGATAGAGGCGAAGTGTTCTCGTGCTGACTTGTTGGCAGATAGAAAAAAGCGTTTCCGTAAAAATCCCTCACTTGGCATGGGCGACTGGCGATTCTTTATTAGTGAGCCGGAAATTATTTCAGTTGAGGATTTACCTCCCGGCTGGGGATTACTTCACGTTGTTAACGGAAGAGTACGGAAAGTACATGGATGGCCCAGGGGTAATTGCTGTTGGGGTAATCCTGACGATAAGCCATTTACTGGGAATAAGCAGGTTGAATGCGATTACATGTTATCTGCATTAAGGCGCATGGAGTTGAGAGGGCACCTTAATGAAATATATGACGGTGTGATTGTTAATAAGAAAGAAGGAAACGCGGCATGATCACTATTACCAAAGGGCGACTGCTGACAATCAAGCAGTGGCGCGAAACATACGGACCGGGTAGCAACGTTGTACTGCCAGCAGAAGAAGCGGAAGAACTGGCACGAATTGCACTGGCATCGCTGGAAGCAAAACCAGTTGCTTATATTTTCAAACATCCGGCCGGAAATTTATTCTGGGCTTTGACGGATGAAAGCAATAAAGATCAATCGGACGTTATTCCTGTTTATGCTGCCTCACCTGCACCGATAGCGTCGGAGGCCATTGAAAACGCTATTGAATACATCCGCAGTATCGCTTTTCACATCGATGAAGACGATTACCACGGCAAACATATTGCGTATTTCATGCGACAAGCATTGGCCTGGCTGGAAGGGCATTCATGCAGTGATGACAGTCAGGGCAAATCCGATAATTCACCATTGCCGCGCTACCAGGTGATCGAATTAACAATGCTGGTTAAACAATTGGTCAGCCAACTGAAAAAAGCAAAACCTGATTGCAAATTACCTGATAGGGCGATGGATTATCTTTTGCGAAACGGACTGGTAAGTGCGGAGGGGGTTTAACGATGACCATTTCTACAAAAAAGCCTCTTTATGCTGAGGTTCACAATGTTCCTGATGATTATGAGTTCACTGACGAGGAACTAAACAGAATTATTGCAGGTGATATGTTCACTCCTCGTCAGGACGCAATAATGGCACGGGAGATACAGAAACTCCGCGCCGCCATGCTTCATGGTGCAGAACCTGTAAAACAGACTTACAAGTTGCCTCCCCTGTCATCCAGCGAAGTAAACGAAGCGGCATGGAGATTACACAACATGCTGACTGAATGCATCCCTCTAAATGGTCATCAGTTCAACAATCTGAAAGGTTGCTTCTATGAGGCATTAAAGGTCGCAATGCGCAACTATCCGGTAACTCCGGATGGCTGGATAAGCTGTAGTGAGCGAATGCCGAACGACAGGCAGGAGGTGAATCAATGAGCTGGCCTGATGCAATCGTAACTCTGGGGGTGGTATTCGCAGCAGCGTTTGTTGTGTTCTCGATTTGTCGATGGGGATAACCACATGTTCGCTTTGATTCAACGCGGTCAGATATACACGGACAGAGCCGGATACCCCGTGGTGATTACTCGCATCACTGAGCACTCAGTGTTCTTTCGACGGATGGACGGACGATCCGGGCGGGTACGCATTGGTGAGTTAAACTGCCTGTTCGAACATATTGACCACCAGGAGTACCGCAAAATTCTCGCGGACACTGAGCAGGAAAAGCACCTGAAAAAATTACGAGCCATAAAAAGGAAGTAAAGAATGAATAAAGCATTTGAACGATGGGTCCACCAGCGTTACGGCAATCGCTATGACCTGACGCGAGATGTTGACGGCTTCTACTGTCGTGAAGTTGTGAAGCGAATGTTTGAAGTGTGTTGCCACTGCCGTGGGCTGAGTGTTGTGTGAGGTAATACATGGGCAATGTGATTCAACTGGCTCCCAATGAATGGGTTTGTGAAAGCGTTCTTATCGCAATTACCGGGCTCAAACCAGGCACAATTCTTCGGGCCCGGAAAGAATGCTGGATGGTTGGAAGAGAGTATATTCACGTATCACCAGACGGTAATCCAAAGCCTTCCAGTGAATGTATGTATAACAGAAAAGCAATAGATGCCTGGGTCGCCTCAATGAAAAACAAACAACCCAGGTGATTTAATATCATGAAATATGTAAGCTCGTATCGCTCTTGGGCGTCTGGAGGTATCGATGGATAAAGTCAAATATCCAACAGGCGTCGAAAACCACGGCGGCACATTACGCATCTGGTTTAATTTTAAAGGTAAACGTGTCAGGGAAAATCTTGGTGTCCCTGACACTGCCAAGAACAGGAAGATCGCCGGGGAACTGCGGACATCAGTATGTTTTGCCATCCGCACAGGAAGCTTTGATTATGCTGCACAGTTCCCTGACTCCCCCAACCTTCAGGCTTTTGGGGTAAGTAAAAAAGAAATTACGGTGAAGGAACTTGAAGAAAAGTGGCTGGATCTGAAACGAATGGAAATCTCTGCAAATGCATTCAATCGCTATGAATCCGTTGCAAGAACGATGGTTCCGAAAATTGGAGGCAGTAGACTGGTGTCATCGGTAACCAAAGAGGAATTGCTGTATATCAGGAAAGATTTGCTTACCGGGTATCAGAATTCAACGAAAAACAAAGCAGCAGCAAAAGGACGGAGCGTCGTTACTGTAAATTATTACATGACGACAATCGCTGGAATGTTTCAGTTTGCTGCAGATCACGGTTACTTAGAAGCAAATCCCTTCCAGGGAATTAAGCCTCTTAAAAGAGCCAGGGCAGAGCCAGATCCGCTAACTCGTGACGAATTTATTCGCCTGATAGATGCTTGCCGACATCAGCAGACGAAAAACCTGTGGTCATTGGCTGTGTACACAGGAATGCGTCACGGTGAACTGGTCTCCCTGGCCTGGGAAGATATCGATCTGAAGGCAGGAACAATTACCATCAGGCGCAATTATACGAAACTTGGTGAGTTCACTCTACCGAAAACTGAAGCAAGCACAAACAGGGTTGTGCACCTTATCCAGCCCGCTATCAGTGTCCTGAAAAATCAGGCTGAAATGACAAGACTGGNTAAGCAGTACAACATCAAGGTGCAACTACGTGAATATGGACGTTCAGTGAACCATGAATGTACTTTCGTGTTTAACCCTCAAGTGGTTAGAAAAAGCGAACAGGTAGGTTTTGTCTACAAAGTCGATTCTGTAGGTGACTCATGGGAAACAGCCATTAAGCGTGCAGGGATCAGGCATCGAAAGGCATACCAGTCACGACACACTTATGCGTGCTGGTCATTATCTGCCGGAGCAAACCCAAGCTTCATTGCCAGCCAGATGGGCCATGCAAGTGCCCAGATGGTATTCAATGTATACGGAGCATGGATGACTGACAGCAATGCAGAACAGATCGCAATGCTGAATCAGAAGCTGACAGATTATGTCCCAATGATGCCCCATAGTCACCAAAGTGACACCAGAGGCTTATTAAAATCAGTAAGTTAA